TATTACTTACTGCTCTTTGATATTGAGCCCTGAGTATTTGGCTATCAGTGAACCAACGTCCATATTCTTGATCCGCTCTATATAATGCATCGGCAAGTATATTACTCTGACGAAGTGCTAATAGGTTAGCAATTTTAATAGCAATAGAATTTAAATGTATTTCATTATATAATAATTCGTTGTTCTTGTAAAGAGATTTAATTGGTCCATCACTGACTATCAAAATTTCGCCTACAAGAATACCACGCTCTGTGCGAACAGGAATGATATTTTTGGATAGTTCTTTCTTAACTATCTGCTCTAGGCGTCGAGAAAGTTGAGTCATAAAAAAAGGACCTATGGTCCTTTATTTAACTGCGTATATAATGTGCTAAAAATTATCCACCACGCATAAGCATGGTAATGATAATACTTAGAACACCTGCAATTACTGTACCAGCGGTACCAATAATGACTTTGGTCATTGACTTCTGGCCCTGAACAATATCAGTATGAATGTTTGAAACTTTGTCTTCCAAATTAGTTAGACGTTGATCTAACTGTTGATAACGAAGTGCGCACAAATCAACGTGTGCTTCTAGGCTTTGTTTTTCTAAACTTGTGGTAGGCATATCAGCCATAATAAAATATCTCCAATAAGGTATACTTGGATGCCTAAATATTATGCCTGCGAAAAAAGCCTATAAATTTCTTATATTTTATTTATCTTCGTCTGGTTTAATTACATCAATCACTAGACTCTTAATATCCTTAATATCAGTAAGAACATTGTCTACTTTTGATTTAGTTTCATCCCAGTGTTTGACTAGATTTCGAAATACATACATTGCCCACCACCACCAAACTACAGCAACCGCAAACATCAAAGTTTCGCCGGTGATCATCACATAGCCTAAAAATGTGCCATCAAAGAAACGCCATACAAAGAAAATGCCTGCAAGAGCCGTAACGGGAAGGACAGCCGCTGCCCACGCCCAGAGCCTAATTTGTTTAATTGTTTTTTTTCTAAAGTTTTCCATATTATAATTGCCTCAGTATAATATTTACTAGGGTAATTGTAATATGAATAATACTAGATTATGGTAATCCAGGTATTTTGATTTCCGTTGCGTGTTTGGAACGCTGCGGGAGTTATGTCAACAGAATTTTCTAATTGGTCAACAATAGGAACACCGTGAACATCGTCTTTTAAAAGTCCGCAGGGATCATTATCTTTTAAGAAAACATCTTCTCTTTCACAGTCAACTTCCCATATCCAATAGGTTGCCTTACCTTTGATGTCGTCTGGTAATGAGCCTGTATACTTTTTTGGATCTCTTACCCATTCTACATTTGATCTCAATCCTATTGCCTGTAGCAGAGAATTAAAATTTGCCTGCTGTCCAATTTTAATAGGATCAGATTCCGATCTTGTCGAATTGGTACGAGTTATGTCTACTAGGGTTACTATCTTATATCGTGCCATAATGTGCTACTATTTATAGCCAAAGAAAAAGGCCGGAATAAATCCGGCCCATCCTTCCCATCCCTAGGAATTAACTAATTATAGTGCTGGTTTGAAAACTGCAACAATAGCAGTAGCAGCGCCAGTAACACCGTGTGCATCGGATGCATCAACTGTGTAATCGCCTGTACCTTGTAAACGTAGGTATACAACGTCAGTTGTACCGCTTACAAAAGCTGAACCATCTGCTGTACCAACTGCTGCAACTGTAAATGCAGAGTCACCTGAACCTGCTGAACCGTGGCTGGTTGTTAGATAGTTAATAATTGTTTGCAATTCTGCATTAGTGATGTTTGTCTTAGTAATGCTAAGAACAACTTCACGACCAACGTCGGATTGGCTGATAGCAAATTTTCCGTAGTTGTCGTCTGCTTGTGCAACTCCTGAACCAGAGTTGTTATATGTTTGATATACTGATGTAATGTCTGCCATGATAGTTTCTCCTTAAATCATTATGACCTCGCTCAGAGGCCGGCATAGTATTTAGTCAGATTGGAAAAAACTAGGGTTTATAGGCTTTAATCGGCTCTAAATGGGGTCCAACGATCACGTGGAACTAGCTTAACACCGTGTCCTGTGTGCATATAACCCTCACCGCCTGGTTTTCCGCCAGTGTGTGCAGTAATATCGCCTTCGGCAGCATCTAGTTCACGAATAATTTCGTCTTTGGCTTTCATTAATTCGCGCACTAAATGAAACATATTATCCATTACACCTGCGTTGGCCTTGTTTAATTCAGCAATCTTAGCCTGTTTTGGAGCACTGACTTTGCTGCCCTGTAGCCACTGAAAGAAACTGTTTGTGTCTATTTTATCTAAGGCTTTGGCCTTTGACTGATTGTTTACAAAGGTATAGATGATTGTCTGTAGATCGCTTAGGCCTGCAACAGGTGCTAATAGTTGATCAATTTTAGGGCCAACTTGGTTGGCTAATTTTTCAATTACACCTAGATTGTCTGCATTTACCGCAGGTTGATGTGCTACATAGGTTTGTCCAAACACTACAAGTTCTGGACTGACATTAAGAGCCTTAACATCTGTTAGATCATCTCCAGTCTTGTCACCAAAATAATCTAAATGTTTGTGAGCAGCAATAGCTACCTTAGCCTTACCCAATCTTACGCCAACTGGACTTGTTGCTCTAACTGAATATGTAGTTTGATTAGGGGTAAAATTAATTTTACCATTACCACTGTCATAAGGTTTTCCAGGATGGAACAAGATATCACCATAGATATAACCTCTAAAATCTTTGGGAGTTCCCTTTTCAAAGATAGGCCATAGGCTAGCCATATCACCAGCAAATTTCTCACGCCAGTCTTCTCCTTTGCCGCGACTTAGGATAAACTGCTTGAGCTCTTCTGGGTTAGAACTCTTACCTTCTTCACGACCCCAGTTATTTTTACCTACCATACGGAAGGTACCATCTTCGTCTCTGCCCCAATAGACAGTTGGATTACCGTCCCACTTGATAGAAACATCTTTAGCATCAGATGCTAGACTTTTTAAAACTTCAACAGCACGTTTGGCACCACCGTGTTCTGTAAACACTAGATCTTCTAGGTGATTAAACTCACGACCTACTTTCTTAGGTACAGGTGCTTCGGCTTCTGTTACAGTTTCTTTATAAGGTTCCCACTTGGCACACCAATAAGCAGGTTTGACCACAGGCTCACCTTTGAACTTGTCACACTTCTTAGTTTTACTATCATAGTAGCCGCAATTGCTACATTTTTGTTGCGCAGGCACTCCCGGATTTGACGCTGGCTGATACCTATCGGGTAAGCTGTCAGGAATATCACTGCCGTCAGGATATCTATTACTACGCTTGTAGCTCATAGCCTGTTTACCAGGTTTTGATTCTATCAAAAACTCAAAAGCTCTCATTTACTTTTTCCTGACTTCATATTAGCACACCAATGATACATTTTAGCCTTTTCACCACTTGCATTTTTTGCACGTTTGCGTAGATCTGTCACTGATCCAGAACAGCTAGCACCAGAACGTTTGACACGACCGGGGCGGCTCTTTCCCTTTACCTTTCCATCGGCAAAATTTTCAATGACAAACTCACTGGCTCTCATTAGCAGTTCCAACGACGGCGTGCCTTACAGATTGCCTTGTCTGGTGTCTTGGCACAGCTGATGCTGTGCATTTTCATTTGTCCACGTGAACGAGAACAGTAGCTCTTACGGCGCTTGCTGGCCTTGCTACCTTTTTTAAGTTTGCTTGGCTTTGTGGTTACCGCAGTCTTTAACTTACTACCTGGATTTTCTCTACGATAGGCCTTTACAGCCTTACGGCTCATACCGTCTGTTTTGTCTTTCTTATTAACCTTTTGCCAATCTTCGTTTAGTTGAGAAGTAACAGCAAATACATATAGCTCGTCATCTGTTAAGGATTCTAGATCTTCCCAAACTACTTCTGGGTCTACACCGTTGCTTTCTGCAATGTCTTCAATGATTGATTCAATAAGATCAAAGTCTTGTTCTAGTTCTAGACTTTCAGGAGTGTGGCTCATTTCGTGCTCGCTCTCTAGATAATCCCAAACTGTCTGCATATAATCTTCAGCAATGGATAATTTTTCCTGTACCCATTCTGGGAGGTTCTCTCCGTCTTTGATTAACTTAGATAAACCTACTGCGGCTCTATGAATAGTGTGTAGGCTGTTTTGAGCCATTCCGGATTCATCATTATATTCTGCATCATCAAATGCTTCATTCTTAGGTTTCTTACCTTGCTTTTTCATATTAACTGCGATTGCAGCCTGTTGAGCAGGATTAGCAGCCTCTGGCACACAGTTAGGCACAGTCTTGCCGCCCTTCTTCTTTGTACCTACTGGATGATATCCTTTCCAGCAAGGGTTACTGTTCTTAAGAGTTTTTTTAGATTCTATTAGAATGTCGGTTATTCTCATTTTACCATATCCATAATTTTGCGCATCCAACTTGGACTGTTAGGTGTGTAGTGCTCTAATGATTCTTTCTGTGGAAGTTCAATTCCTGAACGCCCTAGTGTTTCACGAGCAGCACTGACTAATTCGTCATAGTTAGGTAATTTTTTAATGTAATTAATGATAGCATCAACGGAACGAATATCTTTAACTGTTGCGGTTTGACCTAACAACTGTTTAGCAATAGTATTCCAATCATCTCCACCTTTAACAGGTTCATTTGTTTCTGGATCAACTAGACCAAACTTAGGACTATATTTCATTCCTCTTGCACGAGCAATAGAACTTAGAACAATATGGCGATGCTCTCCTCGATACTGTCCCTGCCCACCAATCATACTTCCTTGCTGGAACTTAGGATTGTTAGAGAACATAAAGTCTGCTTGTACAAATCCGTTGGCTTCGTCACCTTTAATTGGTGTCTTTAAGTGTACAGAATCGCCACTTAATTTTACGCTGTCTTTGCCAAATTGTTGTGCTAGTTTTGTAGCAAATTCTTTCTTGTCTACTTCGTTAGCGTCAACTGATAAATCTAAATCTCCAGAACTGTTTAATTCAAAAGTTCCGTCTGGATGCTCTTTACGTCCAGTTGTACCTAGCCATTTTACAGGTTTTTTATCGTGAGGATCTAATTCTTTGGTGAAGTCTAGTCCTGTTACTTTTTCGATAAAAGCAATAGTGGCTGGAACATCTCCCGTAGCAATACGCTGCGTTAAAGGTTGTTTGTCTGGGCCTTTGAATACGTTTCCGCCCTCAAATAATTTATTCGTCATTTGAATCTAATGGTTTATTAACTTTGCGTGATTCTGCTATTTTACGAATACCGCGTGTAAACTTTGCTGCATCTTGTCCACGGATAGCATTAATTAAGCGGCGCTCTAGCTCATCAGCTTGTTCTGGCGTATAGTTCTTATGAATACTTTCCAAAAGATTAATAGCTGAATTAATAATGTTAACGGCGCGACTTTCAAACAGCGAGTCCTTGTTACGGACTTCTGCTATTTCGTTCAATTCTTGCAGGATTGACCTAGTTCTTAATTTCATAATCAACTCGTTTATAATATATTTAACTCAAATTAAATCATATTGTAAATTAAAAAAACAATAAAGTCAAAGCCGTAAATGTGCAGATGCAGCATATCCCAACTAAATACTCAGTAGAAACCATTAGTTTTTACAGACACTTACAGAGGATATCACACAATGAAAACCGTATCAAACTTTATGCTAGGGCTTATGGAACGCCTAGCAGAAATGTTTCCAGAAAGTTCCTATCAAAGTCGCTTAGACAGCTATCTAAGTACCAAAGGCATTACCGATGCCGCACAGTTAGAAAACTATATCCGACAATTTAATTCTCAAAAGGAATCTTACCTATGAAAACATTCTTAAACAGTATCTACGTTTTTTTTGAAGCAATGGGCAAAGCTCGTGCTGCCGCAGTACTGGCAAGATCAGGAAAAGTAGAAGAAGCACAAGCTCTATACAAATGAGCAAAAAAGTTTAGAAAAAAGTTGATTTTTATCAACAAAAGATATATACTTTACACATTAACACAGAGGAGAAAAAATGTTCACACCAGATTCATTTATTGAAGCATATCAAAACACCAAGCGTGTTTTTGTCAATACAGTTGTAACTGACAAGGTTATCAAACAATCTGTACTAGACTTAATCGATGCACAAACAGCTTTTGCTAAGACCGTTAGCCAAAACGCTATTGATCTTGCTAAATATTCTACGGACGCATACGCTAGTGTATTGTTTCCAAAGAAGGCCTAATCCACCTAACGGATATAGACACAAACACACACACAAGGAGAAAATTATGTCTAATGAATTTTTTAAAACACCAGAAATGAAAACACCAGAAGTTAAATTCAACAAAAACGGTTATGAAATCCGTACAGAAATCTTAGAAATGGCTAAAGAGCTTGTTTCTCAAGACTTCCACGTTAAGTTCCAAGGTTGGGAATTAACAGCAGAACGTGATGAAAAGACTGGTCAAATTGTAACTAAGGTAGGTATGCCTGAATTCCCAGGCCTAGATAAAGTATTAGAAACCGCCGAAAAAATGTACGCATTTGTTAACAACGGCGTGAAGAAATAATATTAGGCTCATAGAGCAAATATAATAGAAAAAAGAAAAGCACTCTTCGGAGTGCTTTTTCTTTTATAGTGCTTTGGATATTTTTTCTAAAATGATTTTAACAGTCTTATCGCTGATCACAACTTCGTAATGATTTAATGGAAGCTCTATTTGTTCAAAGTCTTTGCGACTGCGCATACTCTTTAATGTAACTACTCCGTCATTATCACCTTGTATCCAAGGACTTTGCCCAACAGTAGAAACTATCTGAGTCCAATTTGGAGGAGCAGGTAAATCCCTCGATTCACGCATCGGTGTACTCATTGTTCCAATATCTTTCATTAATTGATTGAATGGTACAAAGTACCTAGCAAAGTCTGCTTGTTCGCTGCCACCATAGGGTGTCGACAGGCTAACTCCTCCGTGTGTAGTTTCTTTATAATAATTGGCCAGATGCAGAGCGTAGATACCTCCTAGACTATGACTGATAAAGAAAAGTCTATCAGCATCATCTAATTTGCCCTTCATTTGTTTTAGATTATGTTCAAACCCATCTTCGCTTTTGTACTCAAGCATAATATCGGGTTCGTCAAAATAATCTCTTACATATTGTCTAATGTGAGTGAAACTTTCAGAAGTTGCACTAGCACCGTGTATGTAAACAATCATCTTACTTCCTTAATTCAGCTATCCTTAAAACTCTAAACAAACTTAACCACATCCAACCAATGTCAAACTCAAACCATCGACGGCTTAGTTTAGGACTTGCTGGGCTAAGGTGATGATTGTTATGAAGCTCTTCCCCACCAATGATAATACCCCAAGGACTAATATTGCGACTACGATCATTGCTAATTCCGTTTTTATATCCATACCAATGTCCTACTCCGTTGATAACTCCTGCTGCCCAGAAAGGAATCCAAAGCATTTGTATACCCCAAACTACTAGTCCTACAGGTCCAAAAAGAACAAGGTCTATGACCAACATTAAGAGAATCCCCCAGCGACTGTGTGGGGTATACAAATTACGTTCGATCCAATCATCCGGAGTACCAACTCCGTATTGTTGAATCATTTCAGAATCTTTACTTGCAGTATGATATAATACAGCACCTTTAAACAACACACGCCAAATACCGTATACGTGCGGACTATGCGGGTCGCCTTGTTCATCACTAAATCTGTGATGCTTACGATGTATCGCCACCCATTGTTTTGTGACCATACCAGTAGTAAGCCATAACCAAAAACGTATTAGATGTTCAAATATAAAATTAAAGGTTATGCCTCTATGAGCCTGTCCACGATGCAGGTATAGTGTGACGCACACTATTGTGATGTGCGTCATCACTAACGTTGCTAAAATAATTTCCATCTAATATTTAGTGGAACTGATCTGCCTCTGTGCTGGACTTATTAGCAACTGTTGATGTAGCACCAACTGCTTCACTAATCAAATCAAAGTAACCAACGCCAACTTCACGTTGATGTTTAACTGTTGTAAAGCCACGAGCCTGTGCTTCAAACTCACGCTGTTGCATTTCTGAATACCCAGCCATACCACGTTGTTTATAGGCTTCTGCTAATTCAAATGTAGCAAGGTTAACTGAATGGAATCCTGCTAGTGTAATGAACTGAAACTTATAGCCTAACGCACCTAATTCACGTTGGAATGTTTCACATTCTTCAATGCTTAAAAACTTTTGCCAATTAAAACTAGGACTGCAATTATAAGCAAGCATTTGATCAGGATACTGGGCACGGATCGCTTCAGCAAACTTTCTAGCCTGTGCGATATCAGGTGTGCTAGTTTCGAACCAAAGGAGATCAGCGTAAGGGGCATAAGCAAGACCTCTGCTAATACAAGCATCAAGCCCGTTTTTAAATTTGTAAAAGCCTTCGTCAGTGCGTTCATCAATAATAAAGTCCTTGTCCAATGGATCGTGATTGCTGGTAATAAGTGTAGCAGACTCTGCGTCGGTACGTGCCATAATAACTGTTTCTACTCCTGCTACATCGCTAGCAAGACGTGCGGCCTGTAGGTTACGAATAGCTTGGCTAGTGGGAATTAAAACCTTACCGCCTAAGTGTCCACATTTCTTTTCGCTAGATAGTTGATCTTCAAAGTGTACGCCTGCGGCGCCTGCTTCGATCATAGCCATCATAAGTTCATATGCGTTTAATGCGCCACCAAAACCTGCTTCTGCGTCAGCTACAATTGGCAAGAAATAATCTGTTGTTAAATTGCCTTCACTGTGTTCGATTTGATCGGCACGACGGAACGCATTATTGATTTGCTTAACGATTGTGGGCACTGAATTTACTGGATATAAACTTTGATCAGGATATGTTTGTCCTGCTGTATTTGCGGCTGCGGCCACTTGCCAGCCTGATAGATAAATTGCTTTGAGTCCTGCTTTGGCGTGTTGTACGGCTTGTTGGCCGCTGTACGCTCCTAGCGTGTTAACGTATGGTTCTGTTGCTAGTAACTCACGTAGTTTGGTTGCACCACGTTTGGCTAAAGTATGCTCAATTTGTAATGAGCCTTGTAACTTGCGGACTGTGTCTTGTGTGTAGTTGCGCTTCTTCATTTGGTTCTCCTTAAAAGCCTAGTATTTATGGCTCTTCTAGAGGACTTGACAAAATCATTATCTGAGTATATAATATTAGAGTAAAATAATAGATTGGACATACAATGAAAGACAAAGTAATACTCACTGACGCCGATGGCGTTCTACTAGATTGGGAATGGGCATTTGATGTTTGGATGCAGGAACACGGATTCAAACGTCAAGAAGGTAGCCAATTTGTTTATAGCATTGGTAAACGCTACGGTATTGATATGGAGCAGGGCAAGAAGCTGATTAAGATTTTTAATGAATCTGCTCATATGGGATTTTTACCTGCCCTACGTGATGCTCAACATTATGTAAAACGCTTACACGAAGAACACGGTTATGTATTCCATTGTATCACTAGCCTAAGCAAAGATCGTAACGCTCAAAAACTACGTAAGATGAATATGCGTAAGTTGTTTGGTGAAACTGCATTTGATAAGTTTATTATCCTAGACACAGGTGCAGACAAAGACGAAGTGTTAGAACAATATCGTGGGACAGGCTGCTGGTGGATTGAAGATAAAATCACCAATGCCGTCGCTGGTCATAACGTAGGACTAAAACCTCTGCTTATGGAACACGGTCACAATATGGATTTTGAACACGCAGAAATTCCAAGAGTTCAATCCTGGAAAGACATTTACGAAATTATCGTAAACGGTTAACAAAATCTAACAGTAACTGATAATGAGTACCTTGATGCCAATGCGGCTCAAGGTATTTTTTATCATACCACCACTGTTCGCTTTCTGGATGGCAACCTATTAGTCCGATATTCTTTTGCACAATCGCCATAGGATCACTATTGCTATAGCTAGCCACAACGTCCATATTATTCCCAACAAATGCACAACCGTCATAGAAATACATCCTTTCAAAATTGTCTAGCCACTTCACTGGCATTGCTTTAGGGTGGGGTCTTCTAGTGCAGGTATTGGGACGTTTGATATATTGTGTAACCTCAACGTTATCTAATAAATCAAAATAGTCTGGGCCGGCCCAATACGCTCCCATACATATTCCTAAATACTTTCCGCCATTGCTAACGAAGTGTTTTACAGCATCATAATTCCATTTTACTAATGTATCAAATCTGTCTGCATCTCCAAAGCCTCCTGGAAAGCATACACAGTCCACATCATCAAAGAAAGTGGTTTCTACTTCGTCTTTGGAGAATAATTTAAAAGAATGTTGGGGGGATAATGCTTTTATAATTCCATTAGCTGAATCAACTGCGCAAACAGGTTGATGTATGAATAAAGCAATTTTCATTGGACAAAATGTAAATGCTCACTTAGGGGACCATTCCGGGGCACGACTCCCATAATCCCCTGCCCAGCAGCCGGGCCACCCAAAGTAACGATAACGTCCTAAGGTAGGGTGTTTTTAATTGCCTTCGCGATCTCTTTCGACTCTAAGTTGTTCTCTATGAATACTTGGATGTCTTTCAATAACTCTACGAATAGCATCTTCTTCGCTTTCTGCTTCAATACGAGCTGTTCGTCCATTTTGAAGAAGTGTAACTATAAACATTCCGGGACCTTCTTCAGCTGGCTCATCTTCTTTCTTCTCTGGTTCAGATGCATATGAATATGGCAATCTAGATTTAATGTCTGCAATTGCTTTATCAATGTCGTAACCGTCTGGAGTTATATCTTTAGAATTCTGCTTGATTTCTTCTGCTTTAGATTTCATAGCAGCGATAATTTCTTTAAGCAATCCGGGGAATAGTTCAGCAAACTTTTCATCTCCACGGCTATAACTCAACGATTGATTACCGTTGTTCATCTGTCCTGTTGGGGCGTGCATCTGCCACTTACCGTTTACATCGTCTTGATTTTGTTTATCAACAATACTAACGATAGGACCTTCTGGAGCATAGCGTTCAAACCAACGTAGACCTGAACTAGATCCTGTACAGAAACTTGCCTGATAACCTTCGGAGTTATTGAATGTATAACAAGCACCGTAGTTGTAAGGTAATGTTACTAGGAAACGATCATTGTTGATCAATATAGATTCTTTCTTTTCACGCTTATGTTTCTCAATAACTTCAGCATCTTTAATCTTACGTAATTCGTCTCGGTATTCTCTAGTCTGTACAATTGCTTGAATCTGGCGTAGATTTTTAAAACGATTAAAATCCTGATGCGGCTCTTTGAGCTTACCGCGTATACTTAGAGCTTTCCAAGCACCTAGGGCATCCCCACCTTCACCGTTGATATCCTCATAGTCTACTACACCGTTCATATAAAGACGTGTCAACCAATCGTCAAACTTACCGTCTTGTGAAAGGTCGCCGTAGTCTGTTGAACGAAGTGATGTATCTAATAGTTCACTCCATAGTTGTAAAATTGCTTGATCGTCTGGTTTAGGACCTAACTTAGCAACCTTATCTTTTGGTAATGTGCTGTCGTGACGCATTGCAATTCCAAGCATCTTAACAGTCTTTGGATCTTTTAATTTTGCCGCAATGTTGGCTTCTAATACGATTTGATCTAGTTTCATCCTGTTATCAAAGCCCTTTTAAAGAATGAAAGAACTGCTCCAAGCTTCTTTTGATCTCCACCGGCAATGTCTTTTAATAATTGTTGTGTGCCTTCTGAACGTTGGGCACTAAATCTACTACCATAACTTTTTGTTATACTACCAGTCTGTTCTGGATAATAATGACTTGCGGCCATTAACACCGAAACGTTAATAGCATTAGTAACAAACTCTGGCGTAACATCTTCGCCTGCTTCTAATGCTTCTAATCCGCTTTGCAGTTTACTTACGTGATTAAGTTTCTTTTGTGCTTTTTCAAACGCATCGTTCTTGATCATATTGGCCACGTGACCTTTAACGTCTGCTATGGCCGCTGTGGTAGCACGAATCCACATTGGGCGAAATTTTTTAACTAGAGTTTCTTGTGTAACTTCTTGTGTGCCGCCGGCGCCTTGTTGTGCATCTGCACGTTTGCGCTGTTTATCAGTGACTGCTCTAGTGTTCTTGCCCACATAAAACTTTTGTAGCTTACCAATTTTTGATTTTAAGAAATCTAGAATATTTCCGCCACGACCGTCTGATGTAGTGTCAATCGGGCCACCGCTACTGGCAACTGCATCATAGGTACCGTTACGTCCGGATTTAATAGCTCCGGTACCCTTGGCTCCTTGTATAATAACCCAGGCACCTTCATAGGCATTTTTTAAATCGCTCCAAGATATTTTATCTACTGGACGATATCCAATATCGTGTGCAAGTTTTAGGTCTTTGTGTAGAGCCTGAACTACTTCTTTACCGCCAGGCTGTCCGGCAATAAGATTCATAGAAGTACTAGCTTCGTCTAAGTGTCCTTCTAAAAGTTGGGCAAATATTTGGTAAGATTCTGGTCGCATAATATATTTATTTGCATTTAGCTCGTTTTGCATTAGTCAAAGCACCAAAATCTACGGGCCATTCTTGCCCTGGTGCCAGCTCTTTGGCAGTACCTGGAAAACCAAATACAACATTTGCTTCTGCTTGAATATCGCGTATAGCAGTTCTAAATTTAGTTAGGTCGTTGCCTAGGTTGCCGTAGGGAGCACCGTGTGGAAATCTCCAACCTGCCACAGCGCCTGTTTGTTGATCAACAACGATCTTATAGTAAGCGTGTGGAACTATAACTCCGTTACCGATGTATTTGTCACCAGCGCCATATATAGCCCCAACGTATACGGTAAACGGGCGGTTCTGTTGAAAGGCCCACCCACGCACGGAAGTTTCCAGTAACTTCCAAATCCCACGATTTAGGCTCCCGTGTTGGGGATACATATTCGTCATCAAAAAACTTTCGTACTCTACTTGTTGACTCCAGCTCATATCCCCGTCCGGTGCTGCATGGCCCTTGTCGTAGCCAGTCCCAGCATAGTCCGACGGGGTCGCTCCGTTTGGGACTGATTTGTCCGCAACAAAAGCATCTGTTCTAGGAAAACAACCTAGAGCATTTTGTGGCAATAATGTGTAGCTTACATAAGCAGGAATCTTAACAGGAGCATCATAGCCTACTAGATATGCTTCTCTGCAAATAGGCTGTATCTGACGTACAGTCTGTGCCCATCCATAGGGGCTGTGTACTTTGCAGGCATCAACTGGTAGTGGAGCACGTTGTTCCCAAGCAAATGCCTGAGAAGTAAAAAGTGCTAATATAATTAAAAATTTATTCATTACGGTTATCCTAAAATTAACTGTGTATTTATTTCCAGGATACCATCTTAAATCTTTCTTCAGGAATACCAAAATAATCGCATTTCCAACGGCTTTGAGCAAAAAAATCTAAATGATGCCATTGTTCCTTGAGATTTAATATTTGTTTTCCTGCATCAAGCCAGTCAATGGACAACAATATAGGTTCTACGGTTTTGCGAATGCTTTCTATTTCTTCGTAGTTAAAACTATCCCATTCCCAGTGTAATATTTCAAAAACATTACCTTTAGTATCAACCCAGTCCATACTAAAATCTAATCCCCACTTAGGGCGAAGAGATATAATTTTATAAATTAATGGCAATGATTTGGCCCAATTTTGTAGCTCTTCAAGGGCCTCTCCTGTATAGCCTTTACGTTCAAACAACAAACTATGATTAAGTACAGGGCCCACAATAGTAGGCTCTTGTACAAACCAATCTTGTTTCAAAGCACGTATATGTTCTCTGTGCTTCTTTGGTTTAGCGTAATTACCGTAGGCAAAATGTTGTTCTAGTACAGTAAGATCGTAGCCGTTTTGATCAAACAATGCTACATCTTCTGCTGTGGGTAAAAACAATATCTTAGCAATAGGTTGATCCCAATAACCGTTTGGATCAAACTTGTTATCAGTTATAACCACGTTTGTGTTCATCTTCTGCTTGACAACGATCGCAGGCACATTCTGAACAGTGATCGCAGGTTTCTTCTAAACAGCTATGTCCGCAATGTGCGGGATGTTTACAATGATTACACGTAAGTCTTTGGTATTCGCTCATAGTACTTCCTTAATAAATCTCTCGCCATTGAAAGCCAACTCCAACATTTGTACTTTGTGCTCCGAGATTAGTTGCCACTACTACATATATCTCGCTGTCGGAACTATCATAGTTTTGTATAATATAATTCTTTTTGGCTGAACTAGGGATGTTTGCTGCCGGTGCTCCGCCAGCCTTTTGACTTCCTTGTG